AGGTCATCACATTTCATTTTACCCCAATATCTCTCTATGTAAATAGGTGCTACATCAGCAACAACTAAATCTTTCATATCTTTTTTGCCACCAAATTCTTCATATACTCTTTTGGTTACACCAAGATTTGTTTCGCCACCAGGATCTTTAGGATGGTTTACATAACCACCTTCATGATGTAATATCGCTTTTAAACTTGATTCTAAATTGTCTTTCATTATTTTCCCCTTGTGATTTCTATTATCTTTTTAACTTGTGCTTCTATAACTTGAGCTCTGTTAGGCCAATGTATATACGCCTCTGGTGATTTTGCTAATTTAATTAATAATGGTATAATAAGTTTTTCTAATTTAGCATATTTTTCTTTTTGTTCTTTACCTAAATTATCTTTTCTTAAATCATACTCATCATCCATTTGCTTCTTAGCAATATCTAATTCTGTTTGATTCTTTTCGTTTACTGCTGATTTAGTAGAACTAATTAGAGATAAAACTTTATCTAATTTGCTATCTAATTTGTTTACTATATCGCTAGAAACTGCCTTGGCAGTACTATCTGCTGTTTGTTTTACAACTGTTTCTGTTTGTTTAGATTGTTCTTCAGACGGCTTCTCTTTGACCGAGGTAAAACCCCAATCACCTTCCGTATCAAACCCTTCTAAAAAATCAAAGTCTGCCATGTTTATTCCTTAATTGGTGTAGCTACACACTTGTTAGATACATTATCGGATTGACCCCTCAACTTCGTGACCATCGCTGGCGTGTTGGAGTGTCTCGATAGTATCATTTATATTTATCTTCCTCCGCCTTTAGACTTACGGACTCTATGTTTTTTTATTGTCTTTTCAATTTGTGTTTGTTTAACACTCTTTTTACCATATCGTTCAGCAAGATTACTAGCAGGATGTGCTTCTGATATTTTAGACATTACCTCTTTCCAACCATTATCAGTTTTACTATCAACACTACCCACACTTGATACAATATTCATTTGTGTCGGTGGTAATAATTCAATAGTATCAGTTTTGATAAGTTCTTCCATTTCAGAAATCATCATCAACTCTTCCCATACTTCGCCTGTATGATGATCTTTAAATCTATATGTTGGCATTCTCTCGCTGTCTCCATTCTTTTCTCATTTGTTTATATTTAGGGTCGGCCACAACACGGCTTCTTGCCTGATAAAATACCTTAGCAGACTTTGCTTTAGGACTTGTTGCCCAATCTTTTTCTTGTGGTTTTACTTTACCATTCTCATCATACTTTTTACCATCTTTGTGATTTGCATATCTTCTTGCTCTTGTAAAACCCATTTCTAAAAACTTTCTACACATATCCATACCTACAAAATCTTTTTGATCTTTGTATTGATGATATAGATAAAGTATTCTCATAGATGACATAGCAGCGTCATAGGGTGTCTTAAACCGCCAGTACTGACATATATCATTCGTATATGGTCTTACTAATAATACACCTTGCTCACCACGACCAATACGATATCTATTATCGTTTGGTGTAAATAAAGTATTTTTATAATCTAAATTATAATTAAATTCAATCATTAAATCTTGTCCATGTTTTATGTAAGATATAAAACCACACACCATTGATAGATGGTTCTATTAATGCAACTAAACCTGCTTCAAACAAACTAGCACCTGTAAGCAAACTTACAACGATCATAGCAATACATATATGTCCTATTGTATAAATTATTGCAAGAGTTAAACTACTGTCTTTCAATAAAGTAAATACTTGTTTCATTATTCTTCTTTATCTGTTGAACATATTATACATTTACCATCAACTAAATCACTTTCACAACTAGGACAAATTTCTACCATATGTCCTCATACTTTGCTGCTGTTTCTTCATATTTAAAAGTTCCTTGAGCATGATAGTATTTTCTCTTTTCTGCATTTTTAAATACTACAACAGTTATCACTATTGCAATTATGAATACAAAGTGAGCAATTGCTGTATAACCAAAAACTACAAAAGATCCAAAATATAATGAGAAAACAATACACCACATCCATGCTAATAATTGTATTGCTAAATGTCTTACTTGTAAATCAGGAATGTGTCTTAATGGATTTCTATCAGCATTCATAACACCTTCCCAACTATCGTGAATAAATTTAATCATGTTGCACTCCTTCGCTAAACCATTTAGGTATCTCTCTACTAGTCCACTTGGCAAAATATGCTTTTGCTTCTATATAATAATTTTTATATGATTGAATACTATCACCAGGTACTATGCATTGTGGATAATGAGACATGGCAGGTGGTGGTTCTTGCCAGCCATTGTCTTTTAAATTTGTTGGTGTATGTTTTAAAATGTCTTTGAGCAATTCAATTGTACTGTGGTCTTTGTTATATCTGTGGGTATATTCTTTCCCAAGTTCCCTGAACAGCGTGTACAGCCAGTTGTAGTGCTGAGAAGAAGAACGAGCCCACACAGCACTAGGGTGGTGATAATGTACCGCTTTGTAAATTGTTGTTTCTTCATTTGGATTTTCTAGTCTATACCTTTGTACTCGTCTGCCTGTTTTAGATTTTGCTTCATACTTAATGCCGTCAATCATTCTTTTTGCTGTAGATAATAATTGAGCATATTCAACTATCATTTTAACCACATGCTTATCAACATGAAGTTCAGCACACACTTTAGGATCATTATGTAAATAAAATATATTCATAGTATCTATTATATCAGTTTAATTCTTTTTTGTCAACCCCTTGAAGTCCTCTCATTAGTTCTTGTAGTTTATCCATCCATATTCTTTTAAAGTCTGGATCTTCGGCACCTTGATACATTTTATACAAGTTTGCCGCTCTACGCCAAAATAGATTCATATTATAACTCATAAACACCCCTTATATTATATTTAATTATTTCTTTTACTAGTTGAATATATGTAGGTTTACTAGCATACTTCTCTAGATAGTTTGCTAATTCTAAAGCGTCATTGACGCCACTTGCTCTTGCCTCTCTTAATTCTTTGAAAGCATGAACATTGTTTAGTATATGTAAGTAGTCAACAACACTTTCGCATTTACTACTATACATCTTTACACCCCACCCAGGCCACTTTGTCCAAGGTATAGGTAATAAGTATGGTTCATCTTTATCCCATGTTCTAATACCAAATAGATTATTACCTTCGTTGGCAAATCTAGATTTACCCCAACCAGTTTCTATAACTGCTTGAGCGATAATTAGTTCATTAGGTATTTGATATTCTACATCTATACTTTGATACAAGTAGTTTATACAAATATTTAATGATTGTACAAAATTTTTATTTGATGATGTATCAATCTCTGGTAAATTGTAAGTTTTTTGAACAATCTTATGAACACCATACTCTAAATGAATAGGGTTATAAGCAACTACAACAGCTTTTTTCCAGTCTTTTTCAATAACTCTTAAATCGCCTCTGATATTTTCATCAGGAAGTGGTACTTCAATCTCATGAAAATCAGGACAACCGTCATCTGTACAATTATATTTTTCGTTATACTTACTAATCCCAAAAGCGATTAGAGCAATCATTAAAGTTAATTTAAACATTATAGTAATTTCCTTAAATCTCTTTTTGTTGCATAAGGTTTATATAATCTACACTTGAACCATCTAAACTTTGGCGTTGGTGTAGCAGGACCTTCCATTAATAATTCATTTGCTGCCTCTGCATAAATGAGTTTTTTCATAAACAAAGATAGAGCGGCATCATATTCCTTGCAAGGTTTATAATTATTTCTATCTCGTTTAGGTGTCTCGTAAATACCTTTGCGGTTATCTACGATTCCTTGTAGTATCTTTTTTTCGTATCTATTTAATTTCAAAATGTAGCCTTTCTTTTATTTATTATTGTAATACTTCTTCTATATCCCTATTGACATAAGAACCGAATAGACTTTCTTTAGCAAGCCCTTCTTCAGCAAACTCTGAATACACACCAGTTTGCTCTGGAAACATTTCATTATATAATGATGGTTGTTTTTGAATTATGTTTTCCATATGATTTCTAGGACTTGTGTCTAACATATCAATGAAGTTAGCAGCGGCAATAAACTGATTACCTTTAATTAGATTAGCAACTGTCTCGTAATCTTGACCGTCATATTCATCTTTTCTAAATTGTAAAAGTTTGTTTTGTATAGTTTTTGTTTTCATAATGTGTCTTTCTTTTTTGTTATTATACTTATATAATACACTAAAAATAGATAGATTGCAAGCATTATTCCAATAAAAATGGTGCAAAAAACCCTTGTTTTCTGCGCTTTTGTGGATTATTCCACATAAAAAAACCCTTGAAAATCAACGATTTAAGAGTGTCTTAAACTGTTGAAAAACAAGGGTTTTGGTAGGGGGTCCTAGGTATATTACAGAAATAACCCCTATATTTTACTCTTTTTTCATAAAATTATCATCCCAATCGAATGCTTCTTTTACTAAATTGCCAGTAAAACCTTTATATTTATTATTAACTTTTTTGTTTACAACTGTTACCAAAAACTCTGCTTCTTCAGCTGATAGTCCTTCTAACATTTGTACGAATAATGTCTCTCTTTTGTTTTGTGTTAGAGAGCCATCGCCACCTTTTGTAAACAGATATAATCTTTTTGCTTCTTGTTGCAATATAGTATGTTCTGTTCCTACCGGGGCATCATTCGGTGTAAATGGTACTTCACCTTTTGGTAATAACCATTCTATATTTGGATCAAAAGCACCTTTTAAAACTTGTCTTAATGCTACAGAATCATTATCTTTCAGCACTTTTAGTTTTCTAGGTTTGTCTTTTGCATTATTTACTTTCATAGCAATCTCACTCATTAGAGGTGGTATGGCTCTACCGGCGTCTGCCATTGCCTTCATACCTCTTCTATTTGCTAATGCTGGGTGGGATTGTGTTGGTTCTTGTTGTGTGTTAAATCCTTCTTGACTTGCAATTGTGCCGTCTGGATTTCTTCTTATTATTGCCATGTTATCTCCTTAACAGTTCTTTCGAAGTCTAAAACTCGTCAATGACTTCGATTAAAGTTTTAAGTTTTTTGTTTATAAAGTAACCTAGTATTTTATCTCTAGTTGCTACTTTAACATTACTAAACTCATCATTAATTTTTGCCTCAATATCATGAGGTATACAACTTAAATCAATTAACTTTCGATTTCGGTCGTAATTCTTTTGTTCTTCTTCAGTAAAGGTCATAAAAACTTCCTCTACCCAACTATTTATCTTTTTTTTGCTTAGAGGTTTTTGTCGTCTACCCTCAATGAACACATTATCATCTGATAATACATTTGGTATACCATCACTTCGGTCACCTTTTAATATATGTTCTTTAATATATAGACTTGGATTTTCACCTTTTCCTACAAATTTATTAAGAACAGGATTATATTGTTTAACATTAGGACCGTGTAATTGTATAAAGTCTTTATCACCTGATAGTATCAATACTTTTTTAGAATGATTAGGACCAGTAATTTTTTTTATTCTTTTTATCGCAACAGCAATAATATCATCAGCCTCTGTTGTTTCTACTTCTATAACTTTGTAAGGTAAGAATGTTTTAATCTCGTCTTTGATATTATGTAGTATGTTAAATATAGTATCCCAATCATGTTCAGATTTTTCACGATTTGCTTTTCGTCCTGCTTTGTAATTAGGAAAGACCTCTCGTCTCCATACATTTTTACTATCACAGGCAATAATCATTTCACCATACTCTTTACGAAACTTTTTATTGTGGGATCTCAATGAATTAAGAACCATATGTCGAACTAAATCTTCCGAAAGAGGTTCTGAATTTTTACCATTAATTTGAACCATGAGGTTCGATATCATTATTTGATTGAGGTCTACGATAATCATAATATTATTATATCAGGTTATTAGTCTGATGTCAAGCACTAATCCAAATTCATATCTGGATCAAACTCTATGTTTATTTCTGGTTCTTCTTCAACATTTTCTTTGAGTGGTTTCTTAGCACTCACTCTACTATAATTGATATCTGTAAGTTTTCTACCATCTGGTAGATTATGTATTTTAGCGATTGCGTCTGTAATAGCGTGCATAGGGTGTGTTTGGTCAAAATCTCTTTTCAATAAAGCTTTGATTGATTCAATTACTATAGCTAAATCTCGTAAAAACACATGACTTTTTGTATCAACAACATTGTCTTGAAGCACATGAATAATATCTAAAGTTAATCCTTCAGTTATTTGATCTATGAATTTGTGTTGTTTTATGTTTAGAGCTTCTTCGTCTGTTAAATCTACATTTGGTTTATTATAGACAACTCTATGAGCAGGAAATTTAATTAGTTTACCCATTACTTTTTTCTACCTTCTATTTGATCTATAAGGTCTTTTGCAGGTGCTTTATTAAATCTCATCTCTTTGAATCTTTTAGACATTTCATAACTCATTTTTAAAAGCTTTTCTTCCTCTGCCCAATATTCATCAAAAGATTTTTCTATCTTTTTCTTTTCTGTAATTCTCTTTTTATCCATGATACTGCTTGATATGATGTTGGTTTTTTAGTAACCATTCTTCTTATTGCTTTAAATACTGAGGGATTTACATCCTCTGCAACTTTATTATTATCTACTATGATAAAATTACTTGTACCAAATAGTCTTTGTAATTTACCTATATTTTGTTGAACCGTTTTATGATTTGTTATGACAATTGCGTCTGGTAGTTTTCTTGCTCTCATCTGATTTCTTTTAAGAGCAACTTCTAAACTTGTATTTACAAATATCATATGAACATCATAACCTATATGTTTCATTGTATTTGCTTCTGATTCTATTCTTGCGATATCTCTTGCTGTACTATCTAATATAAGACCTAAGCGACCTTCTAATGCAAGTTTTAACTGTACACCAGTTCTTGCTTTTGCTTTTGCTCTTATATCATCACGCCTTGCAATTTCTTTTTCATCATAGTTTGCAAAGTTTAAAGACATCTTTTCTTTTTCTAAAGCACGAGCAAAAACACTATCACTATTAATTACTTTTAAACCTATACCTGATAATGTTCTTTCAGATACCCATGATTTACCTGAACCAGGACCGCCTG